GTTTTTTAGCTATCGCTATCTGAGAAGGCGATAGTTTTACCGATCTTCGCTTCTGCTGAGTGTTACGAGACGCTGTAGAATTTGCAGAAGCAACTTGAACTCCACTGCTCGTTTTCTGTTTGTCAAACTTATGAGGAAACTCTGTTCTCATGCGTCTGTCAATTTCACTATAATACTCATCGCTCTCTGGGTCAAACCCTTCTTCTTGTATTAATTTATTATGTACAACAAAAGCTGCTTGTGTCATGACCTCATCGTCACCGAACCACTCGTTCTTTTCTGCCCAAGTTTTTGCCTTTGGCGAAACTTTTTGTTGAGGCTGTGGCGTTTGTGCAACAGGTTGTTCAACTTCTTGTTGATTCTTAGCCATCTCAGACTGATTTTTAGCCAGTCTGTACCGCTCTTGCTCAATGGATATCTTTGATAAAGCTTTTTGAGCTTCAAACATTTTTTCGCTGTCGCCCGCCTGATGTGCTTCAGCATACGCTCTTTTTGCTTGATCCTCTTGAGATTCTAATCTCGTGCCATACTCTGATAGATAACCTTGATCAAGGCTGTCCATTCTTTGCTTGAGTTGTTTGTTTTCTTCAAGAAGTTTCTGCGAGATACGGACAGCTTCTTCTCTGTCTCGCTCTTCCTTACGGTATTTTTCTGTGAGCTTTTTAATTCGTGATTGAACATTTTTACTATAGCTCTCTAACTCATCTTCTTTTTTCTCTGGTTCAGCTTCTGTTTTACTATCCGTCTGAACCTCAACCTCTACTTCTTGTTCCCTCTGTTCTTTTATAGAAGGGTCAGCAACCTCAACCTCTACGGCTTCTTCTTTTTCTGCTACTTGTTCTTGTTCCATACTATCTCCTAAACGCTGTAAACATCATCTGGATGTTCTATAGTGGCTATAACTTCATCATCGTTAATGATGCGTATCTCTCCACCATCTATTTTAAATCGTGCCCCGGCATATCGACCTATGCAGACCCAGTCACCCTCTTTACACCAAGGGTCACTGTCTCCAAATTTGTCTTTATCTTTATATGCTAAAGGTCCAACCCGTATTACATATGACACAACGGTGGCAAGAGCCTCTCTCTCGACAACGTCGTCTGGCATATACACCCCACCCTCTGTTTTTGCTCTACCTTTATACGGCATAACAAGAAGCCTCCAACCCGTAGGCTGTGGTAATCTATCTGTTAGGGGGATATCGGGTTCTTTTTCTGGGACTTTATAAAAGTCAGGAAGTAATAATTTGCTCGGCATCTTCTACGTTATTCTCCAGCAGGGACTTGATTTCTTCTTTAGCAAGTGAGAGTCCCCGTGCCTCTCCCACTAAATGTTGATATTGATTCCAATCTTTTATGTTTCCTAATACTAGATCTTGTGCAATATCTTTTTCTCTCTCATCAAATTTATTATATAAATATCTCGCGAAGTCAACAACATCCATACATCTACCCCTTAATTCTTTTCAAAGTGAGGTCCGTCAATAAATGGGCGACGGCCCTGAGATCGACGTAAGTCTATGTACGCATTCATTGCTTCTTCGGCTGTTCCTTCCCAATCACGAAGGTCATCTATATGCCAACAAGCTCCCCAACGAAGTTTCAAATCTGTTCTAACGGCTGCTTCTTTCATAGCATCCGCTATTTCATCATAGACCTGGATTTCCCAACATGGTGATCCGTCTTGGTAAGCCATTAAATCGACAGCATGAGCTTTTCCATCTTCTTGAATAAGGTGTTTTGACTTCATCGTCTGGGATCGGCCGGAATTAAAAAGCTTTTCCTGTTCTGCGAGGGAACGAACCCCATAGATCACTCCGAAGTCGATTTTCGTCAGTTCAATAGCCTTTTTTACTGTTTCCACCAGTTGTTCGTCCACGTCCACCAGTTTCTGGAAACTTCTCTGAGATAATTTGAACGGCATCTTCTTTCTCCTTTTCTTTGTGGACAAAATCAATCCACTCTTTGTTCATGTCATAGAAGTATTGACAATATTTACACCGCATACTTCCTTCGACGTTCTCCATGTCGTGCCCACATACATCGCACTTGATGGAATCTATTTCTTTTTCCTCATGTTAAACAGCTTTGAAGCCGACCTTGTGGCAAAGCTCGCACTTACGATAGCTCCTAACGCGATCTGGTACCACTGGGGCATACCCGCAAGAGCCTCAAACCCATCGGATACAATACCTCTGCCCCACTCCCCACAAAAACTAAGCACCAGAGGAATACTGAAAAGCAGAGTCAACCATTCGTCCTTCCAAGAAGACTGTGACGCTCGCATTGCTGCAAGATCCCAATCAATCTCTCCAGTAGCCTCCTTCATACGAATAGTGGCTTCTGCCTTTTGTATAGCCGTCTTGCCCTCTAAGTATGACGACGCAAGACTACCAACCGAACCTATTAATGCTTGTATCATTTCTTTCTGGGTCTTCCCCGTTTGGCAGGCTTTTTCTCGTCACAATCTTCACAACGCTTGTTCAAGAGAGCACACCATATTCTTTTTAGATATTTCATCATGCTTTTCTACCTTTCTTGCCCTTTTTGAGCTTTTTAAAGTCAGCACCCGTAATTTTATTTCGTGGAGGTGCCACTCTTGCAATCTGCATTTGTTTAGGTGTTAGCTTTTTCTTTGCCATGTTTTTTCCTTAAACTTTGTTTTGCTTGCTTTGCTACATTAACAACTTGTGTTTTACCCATTACTTTCGCTCTTTGTTCCATAACTGTCAAGATTTGAATTTTTCGAGCATACGGCTTATTAATCTTCTTAACCTTCGCAGCAGTTCTCTTGGCATCTGCCACAGTGGCAAATCGAATAGGGACTGTATCCTTGGGATTTTCATCTGTATATAACCTCCTTCCAGAGCCTTTTGGCTTCTTTCCAGTGCCTTTAATGGGGTCTTTTTTCTTCGCCATTTCTCTTTGCCAGTTGATTAAAACCAATGAAACTGCCGATCACGCCCATATTACTAAGTACCCAAATCTCAGCGATTCCTGAGAGGTGTGAAATTCTATCAATAGGAACGAGCGGTGTCATTAGCACAACTATAAAAAGTGTCACGGTTATGGCAGAGAACCACACAAGATAGCGTTGCTGATCTTCTTTCTTGTCTCTGTTTTCCAAAAGAACCATACGCTCTCGCATAGCCATCTCTTGGTCTGACACCACACCATCACCGTTAGTATCAGCCTTTTCCCACACAGAGCCTTTCTCTAGTTTTTTTTGCGTCATTCCTCTTTCCTCTCAACTACTCTTGGTTTGCAGTATGCAGAAAAAGTATTTCGTGTTTGGCGTTCATTATAAAAATTTATTTTCTCCGCATACCAGTTGCATTTATCAATACTACCATACTCTATCGAATCATCGTAAACTTCAGTGCCTTCAAGAATAACAAGCACGAATAACAAAACTTTCATTTTTTAAAACTATCATTTAGAGAATCCACCACACTATCTATATTAGGTTCTGTCCCACCTGGTTCATATTTACACTGATACTCCACGGGGCATTGTCCCTCTACAACAAGAGTATAAGTGTCGTTCGCCCCTTTGTATAGACAAACTTGCTGTCCGTTTCTGGCTTTCCTTCTTTTGTAGCGTCTACAAGTAATGTATTTTGGGTCTTCTCGCATACCCAAACGCTTCTCTTGCTCCCACGTCCAGTCACTAAACTTCTTTAAAAAACAAGTGTAGCAATTTTTAATCTTGTCTGATTGTGCTAGATATATCACGTTACCGTCAGTGCAGAGCCACTCAAAAGTTTCTTGACCGCCTTCCTTACGGACGCAGTTATTCGAACCACCCTCTGTCGAGTCCCATGAGGGAGTAGACGAAAAGACCAAGAGCAGCCAAGCCAACAGAAAGAACGACAGTAATTGCCACAATCCCAATAACCTTTTCTCTGAATATCTTTTTGTCATATATCTCTTGTTGCCTTCTCTTGCGTATCTGACCTTCCATCCGCAACAATTCGTCCCACGCAGCCGTTCCGTGCGTAAACTTTATAAACTGCTGTAGCTCATATCGCTGTTCTTCCAATCTCTTCTTAGCCGTGAACGCTTCTATCGCCTCTTGTTCTATTGACCCACCACTAAATACCTTACGAAACATAGTCGGATTCTTTGCAGACTTGTGTGCTGCATCAACATCACTAACCGCTCCCATCCATCTGGAGAGGTCCTGACTCATACTTTCAAGATCACGGCCCGCTTGGAACGCCCGCTTAATTCCAGAAAAAGCGGTGCTTGCCGTGGCAACGGCAGCCGAGATCGTAACGGGATCGAACATTTTAGCCTCTACGTTGTGCCGACTGTCTCTGTACGTCTATACGTTCTCTGTTTACTTCGTTTCGGTTTTCAGCGACTTCTTCCTGCAATTCCATTCTTGCAGCGTCGGTGGCAGCTTTCTGTTGCAGTTTCATCTGCTCAAGCTGTAGTTTTGCCTGGTCTAATGCAGCATCACTCTTCGCCTGCTGTTCGCGGATAGCCAGTTCTTGCATTCGTATTTTCACGAGTGGATCTTCTTGCACCTGCTGTGGTGGAGCGACGGCAGCCATGACTTCTTTCATTAGCTGTACTTCTATCTGAGCAACCCTTTCCTCAATGGAAGCGGGATCGTTACTCTGAGATTCTAATTCATTCATGAATACTTGTCCAGTAACGGGATCAACTTGACCCTCTTGTACTCCTTGCTGTAGTCCTTGTGCAGCCTCATTGACCTCTCGTTCTACTTGTGCTCTTGCTTTGTACGCTATGTGTTCTTGTAGGTGAGCGTAAAATGTACCCATCACGGTAGGTGACGTGGCAACAAGAGGTGTCTGCATGAATGTCGTATGCACGAGAATATGAGCGTCATGACTCTGCTCTGGAAATACTTGTAATAACTGACCGCTAAGTGCTCTAGCGTTTTCTATAGCGGGGTCAGTCGGTTGTGGCTGTGCAGGTGGAGGCAGTATCTCGTCAATGTTCTGAATCTCCAGTGCTTGATACATCCTCTTATACGCTGCATTTAAATCGTGCATCTGAGGGTTTGATTGAGCCAGTTGTAGCTGTGTCTGAGCTAATGTGACCCTCTGAGCCATAGAAAAGATGTTTGGGTCGCTGACGGGCAGAATATCGACCCTAGCGTCGAAGTCTGTTGCCTTTACTTGCTGTTGTGCCCCTGCGACCTCATACGGATAAAGGGGAGGTAGATTTTCCGCAAAGATGGTAGAAAGCAGTCTGAGTTCCGTTTTCTGTGCATAGTGAAGCCTTTTGTGAATCGCTGACATGACCTTCATACCACGTTCTAACAGAGCTACAGTCGTGCCCACAGGAGCATTCTGTTGCCCTCCTTCACCTATCTTTGCATCAGCAATAGACACAAAGCGTCTACCGCTTTCAATCAAAGACCCCAAAAGACTAGCCAGTGTGCCAGAGGGTTCCTTATAAGGTAGAGGGATAATAGCATCACGAATGTTACCACCAGGAGCGTCTATATCTCTAAACTCGCCCGGCTGTAGTGGCTCATCGTCGTTTCGTACTCGCACACCCCGTGCTTTAAAGCCTGCGGGTAGATTAGCCAATGTTCCCGCATCAATCAGTTGTCTAAGGATACTTGTGGCTGCTCGACCTAACCCGCCCAACATATGTATAAGTCCAGAGCCATAGAACCCCAGACCAGGTAAAAACTTATAATGAACGAAAAACTGCTTCTTTCTCTTCAGTGGATCGTTCTCAGCATAGTTACGTCGTATCGCCAGTATCTCTCCACTCTCTTTGTGAAGCGTCACAACGTAAGGTAACTTGATTCCAGTAGGCTCTCCATCGGCTCCCATGTCCTCAAAACCCTCAATATCAAGGTCAGCATGAAATTCTAGTATTGTATGTGTGTCCTCAGAATAATTTTTAGACAACCCCTCAATCTCGTTTACTTTTTCCTTCACAACATCGGGTTCTTCCTCACCAGAACTCAACTCGACATCTAAATAAACCCCACCCACCTGCATCTTTCGCAGTTCGTTCTCATTCATGCGTAAAACATGGGTTACTCGTGGTGCTGTCTGCACATCACTTGCTGAATACGGCACCACTAAATCTTGAGCGGGTATAAACTTTGACACGGCTCGTTGTTTTGTAGGATCGTAGTATACCTTCTTAAACGTAGAACCAGACAGAGGCAGATAGAACAGCATTTGATCCGTATCGGGATCGAACTCCTCCATGACTTCCGTAATCTGATAGTTCATAAATTCTTTTATTCGGGCAGCTTGTGCCTCTCTTTCAGGTGTCTCCGCACCTATAATCTGTGTACGAACAGGCCCACCAGACGGTAAAAGTTCCTTATACGACTGTGATTGAAACTGAGTGACCGACTCGGATATTAGTGGATGTGTTACTCCACTTGCCCCCTCAAAAGGCTCCGTTCTATCGTCATACTGCATTCCAAGCAGATCTAGTCCTTGTGTATAGGTATTCTCCCACTCGGATCGAGACTCTTGATCTTCATCAAACAACGCTCGAAGATCCGAGGACAACTCACCAAGGGTTCCTTCATCAAGAGCTTCCGCTATATTTGCATTGTGATCATACGGTTCAGCCATGACTTCCATCTGCTGTTCCATAAGAGCTTGAACAATGGCACCGCCTTGTCCGTCGTCAATAACTTCGGCACCACCCTCAAACTCCTGCGGTGTATCAACAGCTATCTCTACTGTTGCTTCATCCGCGTCTACTTCTGGATTAATACCAGAATCTACTAACGCTGCTAGAGGTGTTCGCTCTTCTGCCACTAAAAGCTTCCTTTGAAATCTACCTTACCGCCATTTGCAAAAGCTGTACCTTTTAAACTCTTTTTCTCATCTCTAGCTTTTTCTAACTCTCTTAACTGTTTAGGTGTTAGCTTTTGCGGTTTATCCAACATTTTAAGAACTGTATCTCGGTCTTTGTTGCTTATATTTTTAGAACCCTCCCCTAAAAGCTCTTTTATTTTTTTATTCTTTAATAATAACGCTTTTTCCATCTCTGACATTAGAATATCCCCTTAAAGTTATAACCTGCTTGTCCACGGCTCACGTCTATAAGATTGCCGTTCTTGAACTTGATAATACCACCGTCTTTTTTTCTCTTCAATAATTCTTGCTGTTGCTTAATTAAAGCTTGTAAATGCGGAGGGAGATCCTTTATCTTGTCTCCCTTAATCATAGGCTTACCGTCTTTATCAAACTTTATCTCAGCCATTAGTAGTTCCCTTTGAAGTTAGAAGTTAAGTTACCAATCATGCCACCATCTTTTAGACGTTTCTCTTTCTCCGCATCTACTCTCTTTATAGCTTCCATCAAGCCACCGTCTTTGTTATTACTAATGCTTTGTTTAAACTTCTTCTTTTGTTCTGGAGTCATATCAATCCCCGTTGCACCACCCATTGCACCGGGTGATTTGTTCTTTTTTTCATAAACATACTGCAAAGGATCTTCTTTAAATCTCTTTGGAAACCCTCTTTCATCTAAAGGGTTTCTGACGGGAACCTTCACTACCTTTGGTGCTCCGCTCTTTTTCGACGGGCCGCTTGTTGGTTTCACCATTTCGCTCTCTCCATAATCGTTGTATATATTCTATCGTCTCTGCATGTTTCTTAGGATCATACCGTCGATTGTCCATCAATAATAGTTCCTCATCCTAGGTACATAATCCTCTTCTTCGTCCTCTCCGTCAAGATAAATAAACCCACCTTGACGAAACCGCATCAGTGCCATTGTCATACTATCACAAAAGTCATCATGATCACCATACGGGAAAGAGGCTATTTCTTCAATAACTTCTTCAGCAAACCCTTGGTTTTCGGGTGCCCATACCTTACCCGCCTCAAACAACGGTGCCACCATATGCATTCTAGTTGTTTTGTCCTTGCCTTTTCCTGGTGAAAACGACAGTGCAGGGATATTGTGCAGGCGTAATTCGTCAATAAGGGGCGTACCGCTTGCCTTTGCCTCGACAATCACCATATCTGGCTCCCAATACTCGTATTCGTCATACGCCTCACGCTTTAACTCTGGAAAACTCCACCGCCCACGCTTCGCGTCCATCAAAATTATGTTGTCCGAGCCGTCTTCCTCGGATGTAAAGATGCCCCACGTCGTAATAGCACTATAATCCGCACTTTCTTTCTTCGAAAACGCTGTATCGTAGCTCTGAATGATGTATTTCACGGGGGGAATGTCCTCTTTTTCCCACATATTCCACCAATCCTTCTTGACAATCGCTCCTTCTTCCGAAGTTGGCTGTTGTTGCCACTGTGCCGACCATTTTGCAACGGGTAACGACGCTTTTATGCCCAAAAGTGTGTCTTTATCCCAAAATTCGGGCCATAAAGGCTTGTCCGAGGGCATAATTGCAGGAAATTCCACCACTTCCCACTGATCGGACATTGTATCGCTCCCTTGAGCAGCCAGTAACCGCCCCGTCAAGTCCTTTTTACCCCATCGAGTCATCACCAAGATGATCGAACCACCAGGCTGAAGACGTTGTCGCGGCCCCGACGTGTACCATTCATACGCATGATCAAATGCTGTCTCTGAAAGAGCGTCCTGTTCCGAGTGCGGGTCGTCAATAATAAACAAATCCGCACCACGACCCGTAACTGCTGCCCCTACGCCCGCAGCAAAATACTCACCGCCCACCGATGTCTGCCATCTACCCGCAGATTTACTGTCTTCCTTCAAACTCGTGTCGGGAAAAACCTCTTGGTACTGTGGATCGGCAATCAAGTCTCGTACTTTACGACCAAAACGTACCGCCAGTTCTGTGTTATGGGTTGCTTGTATTATCTTTAACTTAGGATTTCTTCCCAAAAACCATGCCGGCATCATAAAAGACGCAAACTCCGACTTCGAATGACGCGGTGGCATGTTCACAATGAGTCTCTTGATCTCGCCCCTTGCTACTTTCTCCAGTTTCTCTGCAATAATCCTATGATGTCTGCCCTCGATAAACCCGTCATACACATGATGGGCAAACGGCATAAACTTCTCCTGTGCTTGCTCACGGAGTTCCATCTTCTTTTTTGCTTCCGTCAGAAGAAGTATCTCTTTCAATACCTCTTCGGGAATCGCCTTGTAGTTCATGATTCTAGGTTGTTAGTCTTACGGGCGGTAAGTTTCCTACTGGAGCACCTATAGGTGGAGTTAACGTAAACGGATACGCATTCGCTATACCACCCGCAGCAGGCGGTGAGGTTCCTGGTGCGGGGGTCGTCGGTGTAGCTGTAGGTGTCGTAGTATCTGTTGGTGTGTTCGGTGCAATAATCGGTACACACTGTTGCAATGTAGGATCAAAGCGAAAACCAGGTGGGCACGGATCTTTTGCAGGGGCAGCCATACCACCGCCACCACTGGGAGAGGGTACGCCTCCACCAACGAAGGGTCCAGGTCCAGGTACCCCCATTAATTGTTGTTGAGCAGCGGACGGACCTTTATAGTTTGGATCGCCTTTTAAAAACTCAAAGATGTCGTTCATCTCAAAGTTAGAAATACTCTTGCCCACTCCTTTTAAGAATCGACCTAATCGTTGAAGAATGTTTAACTCCTCTTGTGTCTTCGCTCCACCAGATCGAGCCAAAGCTGCTAACTTAGGAGCATCTATTGTTCCTCCACCTAACTCTTGTGGGAATAAATCCGCTCTTCGCTCTAAAGGAAATACATCAAGAGCAGCGGGATCCGACGTAGGATCAATGTCCATGGGCAATGGGCCTTGAACAGGCCCGATGGTAGAACCTCCCATCGCACCAGGTGACATACCCATGATTCGAGAGTCTTGAAACAATAGCGGATCTCCTCCACCTGCGGGTACTGTTCTTATAGGTCCTACTATAGGAGGAAAATCTTGCGTAGCTGTAGTCCTCTCGAACATACTCATCTCATTTGGATCGGGTCTTTGTCGTGCATCAATTGGAGATGTTCCTCCACCCATAGTCACAAAATCGGGGGCATTCGATGCCCTCAATGTAGGAACTGCTCTTCTTAATGCTGCCATAGTTGTATCCGTATCTCTATCATCTGATGGAGATGTACCACCGCCCATAGTCACAAAATCAGGAACACCCGATAATGACGCTAACCCTTGGTTAAACTGATTGTCATTCACGGACACCGCACTGACATCCGAATCCGAGGGTCCTCGGTCATCGGTCTGTGCACCACCCGTAAAAAAATCTGTAACAGGCTCCGTAAACGTTTGAAGATAACGACTAAACGTATTAACGGGGCCTCGTCCACTGATAGGCTGATTATTAAACGCTATCCTTGATGGTTGCACGTTTGGAGCGGAAGTCGTTTGTCTTGCTACTATATCCCCTCTTGCTCCTCCAAATCCAAGGGATGCAGGAGTTGAAGGAGACGTGTCTCCACCGCCACCGCCTATATCTGCGTTTGCCGCTGCATCGTCTTGTACACCACCGCTTGTTACGTCACCCATACTTTATCTCCTTATATCATACCACGCTTCTCGGTTCCCCCTTCTCGCATACACGCGACGGACATGGGGATACTCGTCCTTAAAAAACCTATACAACTGCCTACCAATATAAAGTACACTATGGTACGCCACCATGTCTACTACCTTTAACACAGATCCATCGGTTCTTGCAAATACTTCCTCGCCCCAATATTCCCCAGTAACCCGTTCTCGTTCTGTGAAAAAGGCCCAAGTGACAAACGCATAAGGTTCCTTACCCTCATAGAACACCTTAATTTTATTATTCTTAACAGCCGTCAGTAATCGCCATGCAATCGTTTTTGATGGTAGCTCCCCATAAACAGGGTTCCTTGTCCATAGTCCAAGGGCATCGAACAAAAGTTTATTGCTTCTTTCGGTTTCGCTTTGCGTCGATAACTCTAAGGTTCCCTTTACCATTGTTTTTGGGATTTCCGTCCTTATGGTCGATGTGCTTGCCGTCACCCTTCTTGACCCTTCCTTCACGCGTCAAACGTCGTCGGTTCTTGTTTCTCAGTGCCCGCTCCTTTTTCATTCTATCACTGGAGTGATACTTTCGGTACTCGGTCTTATAGTTGACTTTCCGTTTCTTCTTGGCTGCGGGTTTCTTTTTTGACTCTGCCATTGTGAT